AGAACGGGTTAATCCTTCCTTATGGTGGGGACAATCTTTCAACGTTATGTATTGCTACGCTTTTGTAAAGAGCAGATTTCTAAACAAAGTAAAAAGGGATAAGAAGATTCAATACCAACCTGATACGGAAACGGACACACCTGATACTGAATACGATATAGATTCAGATGAGAAGATAGATAAAGCATACAATGAAGTAATAGATGAGCTAAAGAATATGGAGAGAACCAAGCTATGGCCGGCATCTAAATTAGCACAACTATATTTTTTTGATGATAAGATGACATTAGAGAAGTTATCAGCAGAGATTAAGATATGCAAATCCACATCCTTCACACAAATCAAAAGAGCTAAGAAACATTTAAGAGAAACAATAGAGAATCCCTTTAAACCGAATTCTTAGGTGGTCTCCTGAACCTTTCACTACAAAGGTGAGGGTTTATGTTAGATTATAAGAAATCAATTAAATAATGGAAAATAATGGCTAAGTTTGAACCCGGACATAAATTAAGTAAAGGAAGGCCTAAAGGAGCTGTAAACCGCAGTACTGAAATGGTTAAGCTTTCAATAGCAAGGGCAGTAGATAATACTCTATCAACTCTATCAAAAGATTTAGAGGAGATAAAGAAGAAAGACCCACAAGCTGCATTGGAATTAGCATTTAAGCTATTAGAATATACAATCCCTAAGTTGAGTAGAACCGAAGTGAAAGCAGAAGTGAACCAACGAATAGAGCAGATTACTGTAAATGTAACTCAAAAGATATTAGATGATAGTAACAGCTAAAGAGTGTAACGCATTAATAAAAGATGAAATCACCAATGGAACTATGTGGGTGGTATTCAATGCTAATATAGAGATAGCTAAACAAAGTGGGTTGTTCTTTACTAAATGGGATGGAGATAAACTTATTGGATTTATGTTATGTAGGTTATTAAAAAGGAGTGGAGTACTTTCAATAGATAAGATAGCAATACATCAGGACTATCGTAAGAAAGGATTAGGAAAAGAATTCTTAATGCATCTATTAGAATATAACTTACCAATCAAATTAGATGTTGCTACCAAAAATGAGAATGCAATTCGTTTCTATGAGAGATTTGGATTCCGTAAGGTTGGAGAAAAGCAATTAGGTAAAAATCATATAAGCAGTTATGAATTTAGAAATTAATACAACCATCACTTATACTAATCAGAATGATTCTCCAACAAGGGTTACTCACCACATTGGGGGAACTCGTAGTGGTAAAACATACGCATTACTTCAATGGTGTATCGTTAAAGCGCTTGAAAACAAGGAGATAATAACAATTGTAAGAAAGACAATACCATCGCTTAAAAGGACTGTAATGAAGGATTTTAAGGATGTGATGCAATTGATAGGTGTGTGGAATGAGAATGATTTCAATATATCAGATAGAATATATTCGTTCTATAATGATTCAATAATACAATTTATATCAACGGATGATGCTGAGAAGCTAAGAGGATTAAAGAGTACTATCTTATGGCTGGAGGAAGCAAATGAGATAGATGAAGAATCATACTTCCAGCTACAAATTCGTACAACAGGTCCAATCATATTATCATACAACCCTACTGTATCGCCATACCATTGGATAAGAACTATGGGAGATTGTAGCAGATACTTTACAACGTATAAGAACAATCCTTATTTAGATTCTACAGTTAAGAAAGCAATTGAGGAACTAAGAACATCAAATCAAAAAGCGTGGAAGGTGTATGGATTAGGCGAATGGGTTGGTAATGAGAAAGCTATCTTTGAATTTAGTACAATAGAATGGATGCCTGAAGATGCTGAGTTCGTTTGTTTTGGTTTGGACTTTGGATACTCTGCTGACCCAACTGCTTTAGTTAGTATATGGAAGATGAACAATGAGCTATATTTTGTAGAGCATTGTTATGAGAAAGGAATGACAACATCGGACATAGATAATATGTTAAGTAAGGTAGTACAACCTAGGCAAGAGATATGGGCTGATAGTGCAGAACCCCGTTTGATAGATGAATTATATAAGTTAGGATATAACATAAGACCCGTAGTAAAGGGAAAGGATAGCATTAACTTTGGTATTCAGGTAATGCAGAACTATAAGATTAACATACCAAAGAGTTGTCAGAATCTAACCAATGAGTTCTATTCGTATGAGTGGAGCACTGATAGATTTGGAAAGCAATTAGACAAACCAATTGATTTTAATAACCACTTAATAGATGCAGCCCGTTATGGATGTATGATGAGATTAAGTAATAAAGCAACATCAGCTGGAAAATATATAATAAGCGTAAGATAAAACAAAATATATGGAAAAAGAATTAGATTTAGACAACCTCACAAAAGAGGATTTTATGGCAATGGCTGAGTATGTAGCCCATGTGGAAAAAGAAAGAGTTGCTATGTTTGAGGAATTAAAGAAACATAAGGCTTACTTAACTGCTACAATACAACAAAGGAATTCAGCAGAGATTAAATACCAAAATCTATTAGCTCAACAAAATGCACCAACAATTCCTATTACTGAAGTAACTGTAATGAATACTGAATTAGATTTAGTAAACCCAGAACAATGGGCAGTACCTAAAGGTAAAGTAATAACAACACCAAAATCAAATAAAGCATGATAAAGATTAACAAAGAAAATTGGAGTGTATATTATAGATACAAGTTTACTAATGAATGGCTATTGATAGAAGTAGATTCAGAGCTATTCCAAACTGATGATAGAGGATGTGAATTATTAGATTGGATTTCGGATACGCATGATTGTGTATATTCTGAAGGAGATGGCATTCATACAAACTATGTAAAATTATATAAAAGCATAATATGAAACAAGAAATAAAAATAGAAGTACCTACTAAGTGGAGTGCAGTAACTCTAAAGCAGTATTTAGCTTTAAGAAAAGATTTGGACACATACGCTGGTGAAGAAGAAGCTATAACGGCTTGTTTGTTTCATCACCTATGTAAGTTCCCATTAGAATATATACAGCAATTAAACATAGATACCTACATTGCTATTAAGAAAGATTTAATTAACTTCTTTAACAACATAGATATGCCACTACAAAAGTTTATTACAATAGATGGAGTAGAGTATGGGTTTGAGCCTGATTTAAGTAGAATGGCTTATGGTGCTTATGTGGATATTAGCAAGTACGAAACCTTTGAGATAAATGAGAAGTGGGCTGAGATTATGAGTATTCTATATAGACCTTTAATTAAAACAACAGGCAAACTATATGATATTAAAGCATACGATGGTAATATAGATGGTGAGAAGTTTATGGATGTCCCAATGGATGTTCACTTTGGCACACTTTTTTTTTTGAAAACTTTATTAAAGGACTTACTGAAAGATACCCAGAAGTCTTTGACGGGATTGACGGGTCTACCTCAGAACATCAAATCCGTTTTGGAAAAAAATGGAAATCTTACTCAAGCCTTGTCCAACTCGCACAAAACGATATAACCCGTTTTGAAGAAATAACTAAAGAGCCGTTGGAAAAATGTTTATTAATGTTAGCATATCAGGCAGATGTAGCATACTTAGAAGAACTTATGTATAAGGAAGCAGTGAAGAAAGGGTAAGTTCATAACTTTTATTCCTTTAGTTGTTAAATCTAAAAGAAATCAGATGAAGCTTAAAACTGTTGCTACTCCTAAACCAAAACCACAGCCAACTCCATCGTTTAGTTCTCCAAGAAAAGGGAATAGACAAGGGTGTTTGTGTAGGAATAAGAACACTTATTCTACAAAATGTTGTGATAAGAGTATAGGAGCACAGGGAATAGGCTTAATTTATCCACCAGCAAAACCACAATAATGCCAACGCCAGCTAGTAATCAAAATCAAAGAAAGAATTCAGGTGTTTACTTCGGTCCAACTAGAGGTAGAGCAATTCCACATAATAAGCGTAGAGCTTGTTTGTGTAAAGATTCGGACACTTATTCTATGGATTGCTGTAATGGAGCATTAATAGGACAATCTATTGGTGATACTCAGGCTCCTAATGTTAGGAGAGGAGCATTTAGTAATGGATTCTCTGATGGATTTGATATTGGAAATATATAAAACAAGATATAAAGTATGTCTCAATTAAATAAAACGCAGTTAGAAGCGGAAAATCAAAGTAACTTTCCAAATAATAATTTTGGATATATTACTCCAGCCCTATTAAGAGGATTCAATACTGACATGATTGATAGTATGGTTGATGAAGGCGGATATAATATAGATTCAGCCTCATTCTCAGGTAGTATAGCAATGTTAGAAGCACAAGTAGATGCATTGGTATTATCTGGTAGTGGTGTTGTAATATTAGATGAAGGTGTATCAAAAGGTGCAGCTACATCATTAAACTTTGTTGGACCTACAATTGCGGTAAACGTAACTGGTTCAATAGCTAACATATATGCAAATACATCTGGTTTAGCAACAACCGGTTCTAACGTATTCTCCGGCTCACAATATATTACAGGTAGTAGTGGAGTTACTGGTTCTTTTTCTATTCAAGGTGATTTAATAATAAACGGAACATCTTATAGTGCAGCAACAAGCGGCACATCAGGTACTGGTGGCACTTCGGGTACTTCTGGTACAAATGGTTCGCAAGGTGTGAGTGGAACAGCAGGTTCATCAGGAACTTCTGGAACAAGCGGCACTTCAGGAATTTCTGGGACTAGTGGAGTAAATGGTAGTGATGGTTCGTCTGGCACTTCTGGAACATCGGGTACAAGTGGTGTAAACGGAAGTGATGGTACAAGCGGCACATCAGGTACTTCAGGTACTTCTGGTGTAAACGGAAGTGATGGTACAAGCGGCACATCAGGTACTTCAGGTACTTCAGGTACTTCAGGTACTTCTGGTGTAAACGGAAGTGATGGAACATCAGGAACAAGCGGAACAAGTGGCACTAGTGGGGTTAATGGCTCATCAGGAAGTAGTGGTACTTCTGGGACTAGTGGTACAAGCGGAGTAAACGGAAGTGATGGTACATCGGGTACAAGCGGCACAAGCGGCACAAGTGGAGTTAATGGTAGTAACGGAACAAGCGGTACTTCAGGCACCTCAGGAGTTTCAGGAAGTAGTGGTACATCCGGTACGTCTGGTACTTCAGGTACTTCTGGTTTAGGATTTAATTGGCAATTTACTTGGAATAGTGGTACATCTTACGCAGTTAATGATATAGTAGAATACAATGGTAGCTCATATATTTCAATAAATGGAATAGGTAATATAAATGAAAACCCAGAAACACAACCTCTTTTTTGGAGTTTAGTAGCACAAAAAGGAACTGATGGTACTTCGGGTACTTCAGGTACTTCAGGCTCATCTGGGACTAGTGGCACTTCAGGTACTTCAGGAACTTCTGGAGTAAATGGAAGTGATGGAACATCAGGAACTAGCGGTACAAGTGGTACGAGTGGTACATCTGGCACCAGTGGTGTAAATGGTTCAAACGGAACAAGCGGACAAGATGGACAATCTAATACATTCTTTGATTATAAAGCAAATACAAATGATATATCAGGTAACCCTGGTAACAGTTATATCTTATGGAATAATGCAGCACAAGCATCAGCAACACAAATAAACGTATCTCACTTAACAAAAGATGGAATAGATGTTGATGTGTTCTTAGGATTGATACCATCTGGCTCATTAGTAATATTGCAAGATATATCTAATTCAGCTAATTTCCAAAGATGGCAATTCGGTACTGGTGTTGAAGTAGCACCTAACTCATATTGGACATTCCCAGCTACATATCAAAGTGGAGGATACTCATTTGCTAATAACGATGAATTAATCTTAATCGTAGCACAAACACCATCAGGTACTTCAGGTACTTCTGGAACTGCTGGTACTTCTGGCACAAGCGGTGTTAATGGAAGTGATGGAACATCAGGTACAAGCGGAGTAAATGGTTCAAACGGAACATCAGGTACTTCGGGAACATCTGGAGTAAACGGATTAGATGGTTCGTCTGGTACATCAGGAACCTCAGGAACATCAGGTACTTCAGGTATCAATGGAACTAATGGCTCATCTGGAACAAGCGGAACATCTGGTACTTCTGGAACTTCATTTACATGGCAAGGAACTTGGAATGTATTTGGAACTTATAATATAAATGATGTAGTTGAATATAATGGTTCATCTTATATAAACTTAACAGGAAATAATGGAGCTAATAGTCCTGATTTAGATACATTAAACTGGGCTTTAATGGCGCAAGCAGGTACAAATGGGTTGGATGGTACTTCTGGAACTTCAGGCACATCGGGTGTTAATGGTACTAGTGGAGTTAATGGTACATCAGGTACTTCTGGTACTAGTGGGGCAACAACAATTTCAACAATAGCTGATGATGGATTAGTACAAGGTACAGCAGCATTCTTAAACTTTACTGGTAGTGGAGTTAGTGCTAGTGTATCTAATAATACAGCATCAATCTTTATAGGAAGTGCTGGAAGTGGATTCCCATTCACTGGTTCAGCACAAATAACAGGCTCTTTAGGAGTAACTGGTTCGATAAATCAATCAATAGGTGGATTTAGTGGCTCGGTAATTAGTAACATATACGATACATTCACAACTGTACCACCTGTAACAAATGTGGTGACTCTACCATCAGCTTCTTATGGAGCATTACTTGCAGCTGGAACTACTGATGCAAATACAATGTATATCATTAGTGGTAGTAACTTAACCGCAGGTTCTTCAGGGACATCCGGTGTAAGTGGAACGAGTGGAGTGAATGGCACATCGGGTGTTAATGGTACTAGTGGAGTTAATGGTACATCAGGTACTTCTGGTGTATCTGGAACAAGTGGAGTTAATGGTACTTCAGGAGTAAATGGAGCAAATGGTAGTTCGGGTACATCTGGTGTAAGTGGAACATCTGGTCTTACAACATCAATAGGATTTGCTTCTGGTTCAACAAATATCGGAACAGCAACTTATATACAATTTAGTGGAAGTGCGGTACAAGCTCTTACAATCAATTCTAATACGGCTTCTATCACATTATCTGGTGGAAGTGGTACTGGTGTAGGATTTCCTTTTAGTGGTAGTGCACAAATTACAGGCTCATTAGGAGTGACTGGAAGTTTGACAGTATTGAGTGGCTCGTTTAGTTCATCAGTAGTTACCAATTTGGGTGACATATATACTGATGTTCCTGCAGCTACTAAGATTGTAACCTTGACATCAGCATCTTTAGCAACATTGATTGGAGCTGGAACAACTGACCCAAATACATTATATGTTGTAACAGGTTCACAATTCCCTACAATATCTCCATTTAGTGGCTCATTTGTTGTAACTGGTTCGATAATTATAACCGGTTCAGCGCAAGGTAACGTATTTTCAGCATCATTAACAGCAAGTGGTACAACATTCACATCATCATTTGACGCTAATGCAGCTAACTTCTTTACTTGTTTAGTAACTGGTTCAACATTATTTAATATTACTAATTTAAATGCAGGTGAAAACCTTAATATACAATTAACAACTGTACAGGGTGGAAACAATGCACAATTACCAACTGCATCATTTAGTTCAAATATCTTACAACCATCAGGTAGTAGATACACACCATCATCTGGTAGTGGAGCTAGAGATGTATTATCGGTAGTAGCATTTGATAATACAAATGGATTATTAGTATCAGCAAAAAGATTTATATAATATGAGTTTATTTACATCAACAGCATTTTTCAATATACAACCTGCAGTAGCAGCAGCTCCGTCAGCAGTAACATTGGATTACTTAGTAGTAGCCGGCGGCGCTGGTGGTGGAAATAACATTGGTGGTGGAGGTGGTGCCGGAGGGTTACTTTCAGGCTCATTCTCACCTGCTATACAATCATATACTGTAACTATTGGAGGTGGCGGAGCAGCTAATACCAATCAGCAAGGTCCTGGTACAAATGGTAATGACTCAATATTTGGTACATTCACTGCTCTAAGAGGTGGTGGTGGTTCTGGTAATGGTACGGGTGGAACAACTGGTGTAGGAACAATAGGTTCAGCTGGTGGAGGTTCTTATGGAATAATCACAGCGCTTACAACTACATCAGGTCAAGGTAATAATGGTGGAGCAGGATATAATGGAGCATTTGGTGCAGCTGGAGGTGGTGGTGGAGCTGGTGCAGTTGGTGGCACATCAACTGGTAACACAACAGGAGGTAATGGTGGTGATGGTAGACAATCTGCAATTAGAGGAACTTTAGTTTACTACGCAGGTGGTGGAGGTGGTGGTAGAGCCGTTTCAGCTACACTAAGAACATCAGGCGGACAAGGTGGTGGTGGACAAGGTGGACGTTCTAACAACTCACCTAATGCTGGTGACCAACCAACAGCAGGAGGTACTAACACCGGAGGTGGTGGAGGTGGTGCTAGATGGGGTGGTACTTCGTACGGAGCTGGAGGAGGTAGTGGTATAGTAGTAATAAGATACCTTGCATCTTCAATGACAGCAACCGGTGGAACTATAACCGATGATGGTGCATTTAAAGTTCACACATTCACAGCATCAGGAACATTCCAAAGAACAGCATAAAATATACAATATGGCACACTTTGCAAGAATAGATGAAAATAATATAGTACAGGAAGTACTAGTAGTAGATAACTCTTTAGAACATAGAGGTGAAGATTTCCTTGCTAATGAATTAGGATTAGGTGGAAGATGGATACAAACATCATATAATGGTAACTTCAGAAAGCAATATGCTGGATATGGTTTTACTTACGATGAAACAAAAGATATTTTTGTATCCCCACAACCATATCCTTCTTGGACATTGGATGATAATTCAAATTGGAAAGCGCCAATTAAAAGACCTGATGAATTATCTTATTGGGATGAAGGAACATTAAGTTGGAAACAATTACAAATAGATTAATATGCCAATATTTTTAGGAAATCAAGAAATAGGATTAGCATCATTGGGTAGTTTACCTGTAGCTAATATACAACAATTACCTGTTGCCTCACCTGCATACGTTACTGATGGATTAATTCTTTATATGGATTCAACTGTTGCTGCATCATATCCTGGTACTGGAACAAGTTGGTTTAATTTAGTAAGTGGACAACCTTATGTTGGAACTTTAGGAACTTCGGTAACATATACTGGTGGATATTTACAAACTGCAGCTGCAACTAATGGACAAGTATTAATAACAACATCATCATTTACAGCAGGTCCATATAGTATAATGTCAGCAACAAGATATACTGATACAAGTAGTAATGGTAGAATGTTAGCAGGTTTTTCTAATAACTGGTTATCTGGTCAATATGGAAACACAACTGAAAATTATTATGCAGAAAATTGGATATATGGTGCTGGTGGTGGACCTAATGATACCAATTGGAGAATATATACAGCAACTGGTAACCAATCATCTGATAGCTGGTCATACTTTATAAATGCTGTAAATGTTGTATCCGGTAGTACTGCCGGTGTATCTGGACCTAATGGATTAAACGCTGGAGGTGGAGAAGCAGGTGCCGAACCTTCTGATGGACAAATAGCATTTGTAATGGTTTATAATAAAACATTATCTCAAGCAGAAGTAACTCAAAATTACAATGCATTAAAATCAAAAGTAGGATTATAATATGCAAACAGTCTATATAGGAAATACTTTAGTAAACGATGTGATGCTAGGCTCACAAAGAATGGATGATGTCTTACAAAATACTATTCTTAATATAGAATATCTTATTGTAGCCGGCGGCGGCGGTGGCGGTGGTAATGATGCCGGCGGCGGTGGAGCTGGTGGATTTATAAGTTCTAGTGCTTTTATTATAAATGGTACATCATTAAGTGCTGTTGTGGGTGATGGAGGTGGAGCAGGTTTTAACTCCAATGGAGGAAATGGAGGTAACTCAAGTTTTAATTCTCAAACTGCAATAGGCGGTGGTGGGGGTGGAACTCGTGCTACAAATGGAAATGGTGGTGGCTCTGGCGGTGGCGCTGGTGTAGGTACTAGAACAGGTGGTAGTGCAACTGAAACTCAAGGATTTGCCGGTGGTAATTCAACTGGTGGTTTATTAAACCCTGGAGCTGGTGCTGGTGGTGGTGGTGCATCGGCAGTAGGTTCTAATTCTACTACTACCGTTGGTGGTAATGGTGGTTCAGGAAAACTTTGGTTAGATGCAATAACTTATGCTGGAGGCGGCGGAGGTGGTGGTGTTGCAACTGCTGGAAATGGTGGCTCTGGTGGCGGTGGTAATGGTTGTTTAGAAAATGGTACTCCAACAGCAGGAGGTACTAACACCGGAGGTGGTGGAGGAGGAAATTCTACAGCTAATGCTGCAGCAGCTAATGGTGGTAGTGGTATAGTTAAAATAAGATATATTGGTACGCCAGTTGCAACTGGTGGAACTATAACTCAAAGTGGTGGATACACATATCATACATTCACATCAAACGGAACATTCGCATACTAATCAATAAAAACTGAGTTACAATTGTTAAATAATAAAATAAACAAATAATATGAAATTAGAAACTCAAAATTCGTATATCACTAACCCACAATTCGTTGGTGGAGTAGCAGTAACACCAATTTCAGGTTCAGCATTCGCATCAGCATCAGCAGAAAATCCTCAATTTGGATTCGTAGCTGGCGGATTGTATGTTGGTTCATTTGCAGATTTAACTGTTAAGACTTGGGATGGCTCAGTTCTTACATTTGCATCAGCATCTGGATTTATACCTGGTATCATTACTGCAGTTAGTGCATCATCTACTGCTTATGGAATTATAGCTTTAAGATAAAAATTAGTAAATGAACTTAAATTACAATATTAACAACACTTTACTTGGTAGAAATAGAAATTTCTTTTTAGGTAAAGTAGGATATGTGTGGAGAAGGGGAGTTTCAGTAGCAGCAGGTCCTCAATCTGGTTCAATAATTTTTGGTACAGGTAGTATAACTTATACTCCATACGCACCAACTACATTATTCGTATCAGGTACCTATGATGCTGAACTGCTTGGGTCTGGTAGTGCTTTGGGTATACCTGTTGCATTATCCGTGACTGGTAGTGGAGTATGGCCTGTTACTGGTTCAAATGTTTTATACATTAATGTTGGTGGTAATTTAGGATTTAATAATAATACATCATCAATATTTACTGCAGCTGCAGGTAATATGAATTTAAGTAGTGGTAGCAGAATATCTTCTTCATTTACACCATTGGGTAATCAAGAATATAATATTGATTTTGGTGTATCACATATTAAAGGAAACATTTATAATCCTTTAGTAAAGTGGAGAACACAAAATACTTCTCCTGTTAGTACAACAGCATTAATCAATGGTAACACAACTGCATCTTTTAATATAGTTAAAGATGTAAATGTACCATTAGCATTTGTTAGAGAAGTAAGTTCAAGCTTTAGCTCACAATTTAATTATGAGTATAACTTTGGTGTGACATCATCATTGACAGCTAGTATCGGTAATAACATTACAGGTTCTACAACAATGAGTATAGAAATACCGCAAGCAGGTGTTACTAAAACTGAAAGATACTTTAACTGGACTAGTGCTGGAACACAAATAATTACTGCATCATTTGCAGCAACAACTGATACACCTTATGATATTACAGCTTCTGTAACTTATAATAAGGGTAACATATCAACAGCATC